TAAGATCGGGATACTTATCTATATATGAATCGGTTGTTCCTGGCATAACTGTAGATTTAAGGACTATTTCACCTAAATAGCCGTGCATTGATGAAAAGACGTTGTCGACCTCGGTTAAATTAATGCTTGCACTTATGTTTGTTTCTGTTTCTGTTTCTGTGCTTATGTTTGTTTCTGTGCTTGTTCTTATGTTTATGCCATTGTTAGGCGTCGGAACGCATATGTAGGTTATACTTGTTTCAAAAATGGATTCTATAGTGTTTATACCACAATACTTATCGAATATAACAATAGGCACATTTAAATTTTCATAATAAGCCCCTATTGCTTTGCCAACTATTCCGTATCCGATGATTCCTATTTTCTGCATGATTATATTAATATATATTATGCTTTAATTAATTAATTAATTATATTACATCATAATTCATTGCATCGTAAATAATGCAACAATAAATCAAATGTGTTTCTAATATCATCTTCATGAACCATTTCGTTTGGACTGTGCATATGTTTCAAAGGAATGCCCAAGTTTTGCGAATTTGCGTCTATATTCTTAGAATACCATGCGTTATTAGACCCGCCATTATCCGAACCTGAATACCCTATTTGATATTTCAATTTCTTTTTTACAGCAATGTCAATTAGTTTATTACCAAGACATAAATCATCATCCGCATTTCGTGTTATTAATGGCCCAAGACCATAATAAATTGAAGATGTAATATAATCAGGTATTAATTCAGTATCTGTTGAATAAATAGTGTCCAAAGTAATAATCTCATTTATTTTAAGTTTTCTAACATGCGCAAAACTACCCAACCCTGTCTCTTCGCGTGATGAGAAATGCAATATTAGATTATGTTTTAGTTTTTTATAATTATTTGCTTTATCAAAGTATTGCAATAACGAGATTAACACAAAAACTCCGCATTTATCATCTAAGCCACGCCCAATTATGCCTTCTTTACCTATTTTTGAATAATTATTCTCAAATAAAATGTAATCACCAATTTCAAACAACTCTGATAATTCGCCCTTTGAAAGCCCAAAGTCAATAAATACTTCACTTGATGTTCTTCTTACTAAGTTTAAATGAGGCGGCAATGTCACAACTGCACCGCGCAATCCGGTTTCCATATGAACAAGAACAAGCCCATCTGCGATGTCGCCCTCAAACCCTACAGGCAATGCTACAACGTATTTATCTTTGGTTATAGAAATAATTTTTAAATGAACTGTGTCGATGTGTGCATCAATAAAAACGGCATTAGCGCCTTCATGAGGGCGTGCTTCATAATAACATGAATTTTTTTTAGTTGTTTTAAACTTAAAATTTTTGGGCGCCAATTTTTTAAGGTATTTTACCATGGCCTGCTCATTACCTGAGGGCGAATTAATTGCAGTAATGTCTTTAAGTATACCATAATTTAGTTTCATTATATAAATATGTATTATAATAATTATGAATAACTTGGCATATGCCACATATATTTTGCCATCAAATTATTTTTGACATTAGCCTGTTTTTGTATGAAAAGATTCGGGTAAAAATTGCCAAATGACATATTTAATGTATCGAAAATGGTAAACCCAGCGACACTTGATGGGTTAACGTGTTTCATTAGGTATTCTATTTTTAAAATTAATGCGGGAATCTTTTCTGAACAAATACTAAAAGCAAAAAACTCAGCCGGCGCAAGTTCGCCAGATTCATATGTCTGAACATTGGGCATTGCAACACGGCCTTCATTAAATCCGATTTTAGTCCAATGCCTTGTTGCTTCTAATGCGTTTTTGAAATTAGAGGCAGGATACGCATTTATATAATAATCCGTATCTATTTGCGATCGTTTTAACTTATGAACTCGTTTGAAGCCAAATTGAATTATATCATAATTTTCTTTACGCAAAGTGTCAATGCCTCGGTTAAACTCAAATAATAACTCATTGCGAATAAGAACAGTATCTGACAATAAGATTATGTTGCCCGTTGTGTTGTTTTCTAATGCGTTATCTAATGCATCTTTCATGAAGTATAAATATTTATAACTTGCCGAATATTTATTCTTTGCTGGAAAATCTGAATAAATAATAGTTATAATGTCCATATTAACGCCTAACCCCGCGAGTTTATTCGCGATTGCGATGCCATTATCTGTTTCATTCAAAATATAAATCATGTCAAAGAACGAATTAAATTCTTTGGACGGGATTAATTCCGCTGATGAAATCAAAGCCGAAGTTGAAGCCGAAGTTGAAGCCTGTGTTAGACTTTTATCTTTTTGTGGGATTATAACTGGTTTGTTTGTCGTAATTGTAGGAACAATATTAAAATTCTTCAATAAATCTTTTAGTGTGTTTTTTTCCTTATCTCCTTTAATACTGAAATTTTTGCCGTGTGGTTCATTGCTTTGTGATTGTGCTTGTGCCTGTTCATTGCTTTGTTCATTGCTTTGTGCTTGTGCCTGTTCATTGCTTTGTTCATTGCTTTGTTTTTCTCTAGTGTAATTTATTTTATTATTAGAAATGCCATGCAAAACATTTGTATTTAATTCCAAATGTTGATTATTTAGCATTATTTGTTGATTGTTTAATTCTAACATGTTTTGTATTGTTGTAATAATACTATTATTGTAATCATCTAACAACTTTTTTATATCTTCGAGAATATTTTTAGAATCTTGCTCGGTTGTTTGAGAACATTCTTGCTCGGTTGCGTTATTATTGGCATTATTATTGGCATTATTATCTTCATTTATAGTTATAACTGGACACTGCGCTGTTAGTTCAGAAATCATGCTCATATTTTTTGGCATATTTGCTTGTTCTTCCGCTTTTGCAATTGCTTCTTTTATCTTATCTGCTTTTTTTCTATATATTCTTTTTTGACGTATCTCACTATTAATTTTATAATTTTCTTCTTGTTTGGTTTCTGTTTCTGTTTCTGTTTTTGTTTCTGTCTCTGTCTCATTCTTTGTTTCTGTTTCATTCTTTGTTGCTGTTGCTGTATTTTCATAAGAAACATTTTCATTAAATGAAACTGCCTTGTTCAGTTTTAACTTTGCATTAAGTTTTAAAATTGGCGTTATTGATTGCATAGAAATAACATCAACAGATTCCTTCATATAAATTTAAATTATTTTTTATTTTAACTTGTTTAAACTTACATTATAAAAATGTCATTCTTTGATCCCTTTCCGGAAATAAGCGAGTTTTGGTTTACTTGAGTTAAAACCTCGTTTAACCAAACCTTTTTAGGTATACGTTTGCATAATTTATGAAAATAAATAGAGTCTCCGCCTTTTTTGCCAGACCATTCATTGAGCCATTTACTGTGATAACAAAAGCAATTAGATGGAAACCCACTACTCGCAACACGTTTCGCCGAAAATATAGAATCTGATGGACGCAAACCATCTGGAAACTGCACGCGCCATATTATTATTGTATCTTCGTTTAGATATTGCGAAATGGTTTCTAATGCGGTTTTGGAAAAAAACCCGTCGTCGTCATCTAAATAAATTATGTAGCCGGGGGTGATAAATTTGTGCATATGATTGAAGTATAAATTATATGGAAATGTATTAACCGGTGTTTTTATTTCTTTAATCAAAGGAACAATAATTTGTCGCGTGTCATCATTTGTTAAATAATCACATATATCATCATGACCGATTATATGATGCCAATACGGATAACTTTGCGATGTTATAGAGTTTGCACATAAAGCAAAATAGTTTGGACGGTTGCATGTTCGTGTCAAAATATTTATATTTTTAATATCTAACATTATATTTTTAATATCTGACATTATGACAGATATTAAAAATATAATTATAACTATGATAACGCATTTAAACAATATTTCATTAATAAATAATAATGACAATTTGTATAAACATAACAAGTTCGTGTTTTATAGAAATAGCAAAGACGGTTAAAAACCGGTTATACGACAATGGTCATATATGTTATATTTCTACAGAAATGAACGACAAATCCAATTATTATATATGCATTGGCGCCCATGATATATTTTGGGATATTTCTGGATATAATTATGAAGTTTATCAATTCGAACAAATAGATAGTCCGCATTTTAAAAACGAAGCATATATAACTATACTAAAAAACGCAAAAAAAGTATATGACTTCTCGCATATTGGCGCTATGTTTTTGACTAAATTATTAGATAGGACTGATGTTCTTCAGAAAAATTATATAAGCGAGGTTAAATGGCGCAAAGATGCAACAAAAAAATACGATGTATCATTTATTGGAAGTCTAAACAATAGGCGCAATGCTATTATGGACAATATTTCTATATGTAAATGGAACAATTTAACAAAAAAAGAGTTTGATGGTATTGTCGCAAAGTCAAAAATATTGATTAATATTCATTATTATCAGAATGCCGCTCTTGAAGTAGCAAGGATCGAAGAGTTGTTGTCGTTAAACTCATTTATAATCTCAGAAAGAAGTGCAGATAATGCGCTTGATTCTATGTATGAAGGCCTTGTTGTGTTTACTGATTATACCCAATTATCAACGACAATAGAAGATTATTTAAGCAATCCGCGCAAGATATATGAATTTATTGCAAAGCGCAATGATTTGTTGCGAAAACGCGCGCCGTTTGAGTATACCATTGATTTAATTGATGGCGGAAATAAACAACAAGATAAGTTTCCTGAAATAGATTATGCGCCTTTTTGTATAACCAAAAGCATTCCTGCATGGAAAAACAGTAGTGTTTTTCCGCCAATTTCTTTGATAACTATTACAAGGAATAGGGCTAAATTTATTAAGTTATTATTATCTAATTTTTTTGCGTTTAAGTATTCTAATAAAATAGAATGGATAATTGTAGATGATTCGCCACTGTCCGATTTTGGCGATGAAATAAAAAAAATATATATTGAAGGGTTAAACTATATCTGGATACCGGATATAGTTCCAATGAAAATAGCAGATAAAAGAAACTTAGCCGTATCGCGTGCATCAAATGATATCATCCTTCATATGGATGACGATGATTACTATTATCCGCATTCTTTACAAGCCCGTGTTTCTTTGTTATTAAATAATGGCGGCGCGAGTCTTGTAGGTTGTTCTAATTATGGGTGCATACTCGTTGCATCAGGAAACGGCTACTTATTAAAAACAAAAAACATTGCCGAAGCATCAATGTGTTATTATAAAGAATTTTGGGAAACACGCGGGTTTTATGAACATATAAATGGCGAAGGTTATGCATTTCTAAAAAACAGAAGAAATAAAGTTTTGGATATGCCGTTTGAGTTTAATTTTATAGCGCTCAATCATGGCGCTAATTATACCAAAAATTTGCGCGTTAGAGACATTGACAATAAACAACTTTTTAATTCATTGCCAAATAAAACCCAAAATATTATTTATAAATTATGAACATATGGCAATAATTATTATGAATAATTTTTTATTTTTATTATAATATTTATAATATATATATCGTAATGGCTCCCCCAACACAAACCAATCCGTCTATTTTTTATAACGACAAGTATGGTATTTCGATAAGTGATATATTAAAATACGTTTTAGAAGGGCTTGCTGTAGCAACGGCGGCGTTTTTTATATCGCCAAAGAATAGAAAGGATTATAAATCGATTTTGATGATTGGGTTTTCTGCCGCGCTTGTGTTTTTTGTTATAGATAAATTTGCGCCGAAAGTTTCGGCAGGAACACGCCAAGGATCAGGGTTTGGAATCGGCTTTGGATTAGTAGGCGGTTCCGGCGATAATAAAATTCTAAAAAATAACGTCATCGAGGAGACGTATGTTGCAGAAACTCCTACTTCTATTTCGCTAAACGACCGAGTTGAGAAATATTTTGACTATGGCAATTCAAAGGGAAATCAACCATTAACGGGAACCGGTAAGCCAGGCGTTGTTGTAGGATCATCCGATTTTGATGATACGTTGTCGACTGTATCCTCGGAAGGATTTGCGAATGAGCAAATGCCGGGCGAAATTGCAAAATCTACCAAGGCCGAAGGATTTGACGGTGCAAAATCTACTAAGGCCGAAGGCTTTGATGGTGCAGAAGCGTTTGATAATGCAGAAGGTTTTGACGGCGCGAAAGCATTTGATAGTAAGAATGAAGCCAAAGAACCATTTGCCAATAATGAACTCGAAGGGTTTGAGTCATCAGGCAAACAGACCAGTTGGTATCCTATTGGAAGTATTTATGACGTATCTGCTCATAATACTGCTAAATATTCATAATAATATTATATTATATTATATTATAATGATTGATTATAATCATTTCGGCAAATATATAATCTTAGGATTAGTTATTGGGATAATTTTAAAACTATCTTATAAAAATCTGCCGATTGACATAATTATTTTTATTAGTCTAACTTTGTCGTTGCTATATGCAATATTGGATAAAGCCAGTCATGATAATTTTATGGCATATGAGAACACAGGGTATAACGCCGTAGAAGATGACAGAATTACTGCGAATGCGCGGTTAAATATATTGCAAAATCAAGAACGGGATTGGTTTACAAAACTAAACGCGCCAAGGAACGCATATATTCCGCCGGTGGAAATTATAACTAAAGACGGAATCAATATTATTGAGCCCGATACATGGGGAAAAAGCCCTAATTTAGAATTCCAAGATTCACGCCGAATATTAAATCGATCCGGCGTATATGAGTTTGAAAAGAACGAACAATTATTAAACGATTTTGACAAAATGCGAGAATATTCCGATAGAAAAGAGCCAACAATTGATGAAAAAAATTATGGATACAAACTTATGTTTGGCGAATATGCTTGGGGGGTTTTGCAAGCCGGTTATAACGATTATATCAATGAAGCAAATAAAGACGAACTAAATGCCAGGTTGTCGAGGTATCCGGATGCTATTATAACATCAGAGATGTATCCAGGTAATATAACTGAACACTTTTCAGTTGTGCTTCCTGAAACTAAAACAGAAACAGAAACAATCAAACTAAACCCGGATATTTATTCGGATTTTACTGAAGATACTAAAGAAGGATTCGTTAGTATTGGCATTAATAAACAAAAGGAAACATTTGCGCAATCCCAAACGCCAACGCCAACGCCAACGCCAACGCAAGTGCCAAGTCCCACGAGCATTGCACTTATGCCCACGAATGTTGATATTAGTTATTCACTCGAATTAGATAATGGAAGTAGAATGCCCAACGGGTTATACTCAGGCGATTTAATTATGTTATTTTCGCCCGACAAACAAAAAGTAATGCAACGCGGAAATGTAGATAGTCAAATAGTTTTTGATTTACCTTTAAAATATATAGGCACTAATTTGTCTAAGGTCCGCTTTGTTCTTAAAACACAACCTCAAACAGAAAACGCGCGGAATTATCCTATTTCTTATGGCGACGTTGTTTATTTAAAACATAATATTTATTATAATAACAAAAATACAGACCGATTCATTAAATATGGCGATAGATTGCAAAGCCACCAAGATGGAAACTTGTTTAATGAATACGTAATATTTAATAAAAATAACTTAAATGACAAATCGCCCGTTCAAATTAATGAGCCATTTATACTATCAAAAAACGAAACTACATCAAGCGCAACATTTTTAACAATTGAACTAAATGGAACTGTATCGAGTGCAAGCGCCCTTGAAAAAGCCACCGGATTTAATGCAATTATTTATAGGCCAACCGAGTTATACAACAAACATTTAGATATTGCTCTTGGTGATATTATTTTCCCTTAACCCATTTGTATAACTGATTTTTTTTATGTTTAATATTAATTCTTAATATTATTAAACATATTAAAATAGTGCCATTCCAAATCAAATATGAGTGCTCATGCCTGTTCAGTTGCAGTTGCAGTCGAAAGAGCATTGTCACGTCTCAATGAACTGAATTCTCCTCTGGAACCTGAGGTGGAAACACGCGTAAGTTCATGGGCTGAATCTCGCGGTAAGTGTGTTCCGGCTACCTGGCGCGAACTTGTCAAATTCCTCGAAGCGGAGCAACCGGGTTTCTTGGTGCAAATTTTAATCGCATTGTGTGCGTCGGCTATTTTTTTTGTGGCTGGCAAAACAAACGATGCTTGTGCATTGATCGAACATGCCGAAGAACTCGCATTGAACTCGAAAGCGAGCATTCGTGGCTGGGTGGTGTTTTTATATCCGGAAATTCCTCAGACCCAACGCATATATGAAGCAACAGGATTGTTCGACGCCCTGACCAATAAGTTTTATGAATTCGCGAGGTCGGATATGACAATACGTCGGATCGAAGACATCATCGAGGGCGTTTACGACTTGTTTGCCGTATTCACCGAAGAGCGGAAAAGGGAATAAATGCAGTATTTATTCCCTTTATTATTAATTATAATTATAATTATAATTATTATATCTTTGTATAATAATAGTTTATATGCTAATTAGGTATACCCCAAGATATATTTCAAAGTATTGGCTTATTGTTATTCATAACGAATTATTGAACATGGAACTTAAATATTTGCACGGAATACAAGATAAAATGATCTTATCTAATGAAACATTAAATAACGGAAAACTAATAAAACTAACTGACAACTCCATCTATGCAAAAAATACTTTGTTGCTATTAAAAAGTATAAACTCAAAGATCAAAATTGAAAATGGACCGCCTTTGTTGATATTAAACAAATTATACTTATACCGCATAAATAATAAATTATTATTTGTTCCAATTAAAAAAAATGAGTTTTATAATGAAATGAAATGGGGCTATCAAAGTTATTTTAATGAAGATATTTCTGAATGGGCGATAGTTATCGGATTAAAAAATAATGATAAATTCAACAATCTTGGCATTTATAAATTCCCTAAATCTGCGCGCTTTTTGAATGACAATATTTCTGGTATAAAATATTCGAGTAAATTGGTTTCACAACCTGATTTGACTGGCCAAGAAGATAAAGGAAATAGCAAAAATATAACCCCAAAACAGTTTAGACAATTCGCGACAAGGAATACATGTTGGTATTCCAAAGAAAGACAAAAAGTTCATGGCATTTCTAACTTAGATTTTGATGAGTTGCATTGCATTAACAATGGGGGAGTATGGGATAAACCATGCACTAAATCAGAAGATTGCCCCTTTGCTGATGGCGATAGAAATGTATGTATGCCATCAGGAATATGTGATATACCGTATGGTATCGAACGGATTGGATACTCATATTATAACAAAAGAAGCATACCAAATTGCGTTAGATGTAATAATTTGGATTTTGATAAATGTTGCGACGGGGATAAGTATAAGTTTAAATGGACTAAAAAATAATTATTATAAATAATATGAACACGACCCCAAAACGCAAACATGATCACGAATAATCATTGGAGCATAAATAAAGATAACCAAATGATTATATGGAAGGATATTTGTCATGAATATAGTGGCATACATGATGCACGTGCTGAAAAATATGAACGCTATGCTAAACAAATATCCGCAATAATTATTTCTTTTGTTGCGGCGTCTGGGATACTATCGGGTATTAACACATATTATGGAGTTCAATTCCTAACAATAGGATCATTAATACTAGCCGGATTATCAACTGGCTTGCTTTCTTATTCGCAAAAAGCACAATATGAGTATAAATCACTTTCACATAATAATTATTCGAAAAAGTATAAACAATTGTCAATGAAAATCGACAAAGAACTTGCACAAGAATACCACGACAGAATTAATGGTATTGATTTTATCAAATTTATTTCTGCGGAATTAATTGAGTATTTTATTATAAACGACAATATTCCTGTGTCTCATGGCACGAGCACAAATACAAACATAAGCGCAAGCGCAAATATAAGCACAAACACAAAAATTGACATCGGCATTGGCATTGGCAAAGAACAGAAAAATGAAGAGGAACATAAAGAAACACATGACAAAGAAAATGTTGAGCATATTAATATTACAAGAACACCTGCTAAAATAAAAACCTTAGTTATGCAAAAATCTATGGCTAATATACGCAAATATGCGGCAAAAAAATCAAATAATAGTGATTCTCCTTATTCTAATAAATCTGCGGATACAAATGCGGATACAAATGCGGATATAGCACAGCGCATTTCCGACGAAGAAATAGAAAACTTTGAACTATTTTTTAATAGTTTTCCTGGTATTGATTTAGAACTGTCTATACAAAAAGATAGATTTAATCAGATGGCTTGAATTACGCGGTATAATTGATAAAAATATAACTTATAACTTATTCTTCATAATTTATATCATAATAAATAAAACATGTATGCTCATGCTAGTGCTCATGCATTGTCAAGATTGGAACTGAAAGAAATATATGAAACATGTTATAACCCTGAGGAAATTCCTGATGTGCATAAACCACCAGACTGGTTATGTTTGCCCATTTTTGTCAAGCAAGTTCATACTACTAATACATGGTATATATTCGATCAGTTAGGAACAAAAACTTATTTAATGCAAGCGGTTGTTATTTGCCCGCAATGCGGGATGCAACATTATGCTATGGAATACTGTCATAGCAAATGTTATGATATAGTTATACTAAGTAGATGGATAAGAGACACTGGTTATGAATGGGCGCGAATAATTACTGAAGACGGCGCGTTTATAACCGGGATTCCGTGTATAACCGATCAAAGCGCTATGTCTCTAGGATACTGTTTTTATTATAATAATAAATATTACGTTATTAACCAAGGCATACTATTTCGTGCAGAAGAAGAATCCGCAAAATGGTTGCACGGGCATTATATCTGGAAAGATGATTTAAGTTTGAACCTTAACTTAAAATATGCGGATTGCTACGGAAATATTTACGATTGCAAGTTATACCATAATGCGAACGATGAGTTTTATATTATTTTGGACAATTTGCAAGAAGGTCAAAGCATTCATTCGCAAATATGTATAACTTATATCTGTCAAAAAATAGCCCGAAAGTTATACAACAAATTATTATATGTAAACAATGCGGAAATAGTTCCGTGGAAGGAACGGGCTTCTATTAAAGCAAAAGCACAAACAAACAATATTGCAATAATGCCGATTCATATTTTTTACCATAATGACATTCCAATCACTACATTAACTTTTTCATTAAACCGGTTTAATGTAAAATCAAATGATGCAGGAATAATTGCAATTGCGAAAAAAGCGGTGCTTCAAGTTATTGTTTCCCATTTCTTTAATGGGAAACAATATTTTATTAATTACATCAAATATGACCATGAAATACAAGATATTCCCGGATATTTGCCTTTTAGTATAATTAGTATAACAACCTCATTAAAAACCGCTTGCGGAAAAATACGCGAAGATACAAAGCGGTTTAGTATCCCATATTGCCATTCTAATATTATTGCTCTAATTGCACGCGCAGCGCGGTATTCCGCCGTTTCTATTATTTATAACGCAAAGGATTGCGCCGAGAAAGCGATAGAAATAATTTGGAAAAAGGCAAATTATAACAATAGAATTAAAATATTCGATCATTCTATTGGTATAACCCACAATATTAATGAAAAAAATTATTTGACCGCATTGGTTTCTTTATCTGCAAAAATTTGCATACAAACGGAAACATTATCTATGACATTTTCGGTCATAAAGCATAGGAGTAATTGTAATAAAGAAGATATATTTAAAAAATCTTATATCGAATGCGCGATGATAATAAGCGATACTGCTATAACCGCCGCCATTCTTGCGGCAGAAGATATTATAAACGACAAACAAATAATCAACATTCGGACGGGTGTTTCATTAGCAAAGAGTGATTATGATATAATTGCACTTATCACGATAATAAAATTATTGCATGATACTAAGTGTAAAAATCTTTTTTATGTTAAAAGCGCGATTGATATTACTGTCAAGAAAAAAAATGTAATAATTAAGATAATGATTGTGCTCATGAAGGATATAAATGTTATAGTTGATGAACAAACTCATGTTATGCGCGGAAATAAAGGTATTATGGATTATATCCAAGAAAAAACAAAGGCGGTTATACATAAATATATATAAAATGCGTTGTCGCGAACGCGATAATGCAATCTTTGATATATGTAATAATTGAATTTTAATAGTTCTGAATATGATATCCAATAATAAAATAAAAACAAAACGAATAATGTCAAACTTAGGGTTGTTAATAAAGAAAATTATGTTAAGGCATAATAATCATCATAATATTACAATTTCAACCGCTTTCGCGACAATGTCTGAAGAAGACGCATCAAAAAATTTGACATGTGGTATAATTACCGCATCGTGTAAAACCGCACCAGGAATAATAATGTGCTACATGAAAAACGTCATAATAAGTATAGAACACTGTCTTCACAAGAGGGCATATTGTTCATGCACTATATCTATGACTAAACCCGGATTTTCCGGCTCAGTTCCTATTCGGATTAGAAATAAACATAATAAACGCGGTATAAAAAAACTACTAATTAGTGCAAAATTAACAAATATGATAAAAACGCCAATCGTTAATGTTTCGATGAAGAAAAAAAAGCATGGGATAATTATTACATATATTAACAAGTTATTGCCAACAGGTATGAATGAAAAATTAGCAAGAGTAGTGCATTTCTTTATAAAAAATAGTCTTACGTCATATGATATCGCGGTGCTAAATAAATCGTTTAACAAAGAATGCATAACTTTAGACAATGGCGATTTATTAATAAATATTTTTAATATTTGGACTGTTAAAATTACGAGAATTTTAGAATCACGTTTAATTATGACACTGATTTATGCTGTTAGAAATATTGCAATAAAATCAGTGTCATGTTATTGTGATGCTGAACAATTAATATTAAATGAAATAGGCATTAATCAGATGTTTGTTAAATATATTAAAGATCAAGATAAGGTTTTTATGCAAAATCTTGATCTTGGCGCTTGTTTTATTAAAAAAAATGGCAATTCTAATGCATATGGCGACCGAATAAAAATTATGTATAATATGTTATGCAATATTTCTAATGTTTATAATTGTTGTAGCAACGGCCATAATTTAGTAATGCTGGCTTCTTGTTTAAAAATGTTCAAAAATAACATTACTGTTGTCCTTGCTGAACAAAATTCCGCGCTGACGGCATACCTATGCTACAAAAAAACATTTGATTATCCTAAAACAACATTTTGGTATACCACCAAAAATAAAATTTGTATTAAAGCGGCAGGTGTTAAGTTCATTATGACTTTTTGTTCATCGAGTGAATGTTCTTGTTCAATTAGTGTTCAATATTCCAATGACATTTATTGTTTTCATGCAATGCGCAATGGGTTGTTTGATTATGAAGGGCAAGTTAAGTTTAGGTCTGTTTATATAAGCAATAGGCATTTTTTAAAAAATAAAACAGTTGAACATAATATTGCAAAGAATGTTTCATTGGAACATTGCAATAAATGCACATGTTGTATTAGTTATAACATTGTGGGTAATGCACCGCTTTCGCCTACATCCGAACTGATTCCTGTGCTGAATCCTGTGCCGATTCATGCGCCGATTCATGCGCCGATTCCTGTGCCGATTCCTGTGCCGATTCATGTGCCCAATAATGCGCCCAATAATGCGCCGATTCCTGAATTACATTCAATACTTTTTGAATTTCCTGATTTAACTATACATAAATCGCTCTTTAGTTCTCTTGATACAATATTATATAACTCTAAATTATCAGAAATATTTACATAAGGTAATTCCTTTCTTTGTATCGTAATTGTAATTGATTTATTATATTTATAATATTATCATAAATATAAAATCATGACAAGTATTTTAACCAATGTTCAAGCAATCCCGCCTCAAATTATGGATATAATTGATAGTATAACAGACAAAATAGATAATGAAATATTTCATGGCATTGACGCAAATGGCGCAATTGTGCCAATATATTATACTCGAATGTTGTGTTATACATGCGGGTTTCTTATTAATACAATTCATATTTGCCCTAATTGTGGAAACAGTTATTGTTTAACTGTTTCGGCAAGCGATGATATATTTGATGATATTGTTTGCGTAAAGTATAACAATATAGAAGTCTACGATGTAGTGCAATGTATTATCGCCAATGGCAACCATGCATTTTGTTTTAATTATAATGATACATATTATGTAATATGCAACAACAACATTTGTTTTGCGGAAGAATCATCTGCAAAATGGCTACTTGGAAAACTGTGCTTTTATAGAACAAATAATTTTATAAATGCACCTTATCCTTCGATGATACCTATATGGTATAAACCGACATCCAAAAATACCCAAAAGGGCTATTTGTTTCAAAGCGATGATTATTATTATGTAAAATATAGAAACGACGAAGGAATAATAACTGATGCGCGTGTATGCCAACAGTATGCGCAATATGCGCAACATTTAAACTTCGTCGCTAATCACGCAATTACATTGGTTCATGAAAAACGCCTGATATCTTGTTTTGATATTGATTTCGATAAGTTCGTAAAATCATATATTCTTGATTTTATTAAAGACGACGGCAATATTATAACAAGCGCGCGCAATATTAAATTTATGTATATTGTTTTACCTGATTTGTCTGTATCTTTTTTTATTTTTGTTAAAATAGTTTATAAAATTGCAGACAAGTTATTTAAACCAAAGGAGATAATTAGGTATTGCTCTAAATCTTATGAAATAAATTATGCCACTGTTCAAACAGTCGCGTATGAATCTATTTATTCGGCCATTAATGACCCAGTAATATCTGCGTCAGTTGTCGCCAATAAGATTATGACTGTGTATAATAATAGTCTTATACAAGATAGTATAATTAAAGTATTGCACTCTGACGTAGCATGTGATTTTAAAGTCGATGATATGACTGCTATCATGGCGCATGCTACAGTTGGTATAACAGTAGCATCCCTTCGCGGGTTTGGTATATTTTCTATAGGGCATACGTGCATTGAACGCAAAGACGCTGATATAACGCAAATCGATGTATTGTCGATAAATATGATAGACATATTAAAACCCGCAATTGTAAAAGCAACAATCGCCGCCTCTAATCAAATTATTGCGGATAATAACGGAATAATAAATGCATTTACGAAGATTAGTTGTATAAATAGCGCCCATGCGCTTAATGGTATTGCGGGTGTTCTAATAGGTTATCTAAAACATAACACACATGGTCTATTTTTTCCTATTAAACTAATTGATGTTTCGATCAATAGAAAATTTATAACAATGGAATACTTGCTTGATAATATCTCTTATAAAAATAAGATCGCTATTGTAAAAAATAAACCAATTAATCTACAAGCAGAGTTAATAATTGATGGGATTATAAAAAGATATAATAATAAATAATGATATAAATTGATTTTATTTTTATCTGATATAAATCCAAAGAATTTATTATAATTGAAAAACTAGTCAACATTACATTACATTACATTACTCGCTTTGCATATTGCATTTCGAAATACATGCATATATCCATGCAAAACGCTTGCTTTGTTCTATATTTCTAATTACATCGATGTCATTTATTAGAAAATAGTCGCACGGTTGCAAATAAAGCACTAATGAATCAAACTGTTCGGGGTTTAAATAAAAAAATATATTCTCATGATTGATGTAAGCCATAGCGTTTAATAAATTTATTGTCCATGCTTTTTTATATATCTCAGAATACTTTATATCAGAAGACCAAATAAGCGCGTTTAACAAATCAGTTCTATTTTTTTTGTTATCAAAATTAGTATCCCAAAAATATATTACACATGGAAATATGACTTGATTTATTATTAGGTATCGTAAGAAGGAATACATATTTGTCTCTCTCAAACACCTAATTATGTTTTCTATTATATAAAACCCCGCTAATTTAGCGAATGGGTTTTTGTATAATATCGAGGTTATGTAATTATCAAAATCTTCATTAGTTTGAATGATTTTCTTTATTTCATAAATAGTCGCACATAGGTTATTTGATGACACTGTATTAAATAAATAGATAAACTTATGTATAATATCGTTCATATATGCTTTCATATTTATTACATAATTATTTATTTCAATTAAGTTCAATTACGTAAATATTATTTATTTTTGCGAATCCATGCCCTTTCGGCATTAACTCTAAACTCTTCAATTAATTCTGCCGTAGGATTACCTTTTATAAAAAATACATAGTCCAATATTTCCTGTCCTATGTAATTATTAATAAAAAAATCACGGGCATTATCTGGTTTTTTTTCTTTAGGATGCATTTCATTATGTTTCATTTCATTATGTTTCATTTCGTTCTGTTTCATTTCGTTATAATATCATATAATTATTATTTTTTCAATTAGGTTAGAGTATTAATTACATAATCGATTTTGCTTGGTTGTAGTTTTATACTATATCCAAACGAGTTTAAATCATCATAATATAATATTTTAATTATATAATTAATAAATGATACATATTTATCAGATATGATAGTCGTCCAATCAAAGCCGGATGCAAGAAGAAATTTAAATAGATTGCGATCAATTCCGCCGGTTTTGATATACCATGACCATAATTTCGGGTCATGTTCTTTAGAATCACGAAATGCTTGCGTTTGCATTTGCGATTGCAATATTTTATTAGTTCTAATTCCTTTTTTGATTAATGCATATATAATGTTATACCACAATGTATGCATCTTTGCTAAATCATCATATTTTTCATCAAATTCGCGACTTCTATCGAAATCAATTATAGCAACAAGGTATCCATAAGTAGATACTTCATGAATAACACCATTTATTTTATAAACAATAGATTTGCGCTGAGTGCGGGTTATAAGTATATTCTCGCTATGTAAGTCTCTATGATTTATGCCTAAATATTTATGAATAACAAGCAATTGCACCATTATTTGAAAAATAATGCTTTTGTATATCCATTTTGCGTGGAATTTTTGCATAAATTCCAACAATGTTGTTTCATAATATTTCATCATAATATATGCTTTGCGCCAATCCATGTTTTCTTTAACATTTGTTTTTAAAACAAAAATCTCACCAGGATAAATGCCGGCTTTGTGTAGTTTTTTTAGTTCTAATAATATTTTAGTCTCTTTTAGTATTCTGGCATGCATACTATCTTCGTATTCTGTTCCTTGTTTATACCTTTTAACCGCAACAATCCCAAAAACAGGATCGTTATATAACGAGACAATGCCTTTTTTGCCTTGCCTTTTTTTCATATATATTTTATATTATATATATGTTTTTTTATTTATGACAAGTTTAATAATAGTCTCGATTGAATTCATATCTATCGGCTTTGATATGAAGCCATTCATACCTGATGCAAAGCACGCCTGCTTAATCTCGTCAGACATAGACGCGGTTGTTGCAATACAAATGCACGAATTATTTGCATCTTTTTTATATTTTTGGCATACTTTAATACCATCAAGTCCGGGCATTTTTAAATCGATGAATGCAATGTCGTATTTGCACTTACATAATGATGTTAATGCCTCGTTTCCATCGTTAACAATAGTAATATCAAAATCATTATCTACATAATTAGTGTTAATGTGGTTTAACATATTAACAAGAACTTGTTGGTTTTGTTGATTGTCTTCTGCTATTAATATTTTTACTGCCATTTTAATTGTAGTATTTTTAATATTAATTTCATTAATTCTTTCTTTATGACCATTAATAATTATCTCATTTTGATTATTTTTATGTTGATACTGATTACTTACATAAATAATGTTTAACAAATAGTTTAATTTTGTTGTGTCAATAGGGCGGACTAATTTATAATCATACGATATTCCACTATTTTCTATGCTTTCCATATCTACAATAATAATTTTTATAGTTTGGTTTTTCATATGATTTATTTTGTGCATTTCTTCGGCGGATATTGAGTTTATGTTAATTATAATAAACTCGAATATAAAAGCGTTATTAGATAAGTAAACCAAAGCATCCGGAATGCACGAAGCCATTATTGGCCTAACACCAAATTCAGATAATAACCCAAACAAACATGCGCGCTCAGTATAATCTGCGTCTATTAATAATACATTTTTATTAGAATAAAAAGCGCATAGTTTGGCATGGTCAATGAACTCGTTAAACAGCAAAAAATTCATTGTAAAAATCATCTGTGTCCCTTCATCTAATTTACTACACGCGGTAATCGAACCATTATGTAATTCAATAATGTGTTTTGTTATTGGCAATCCGAGACCAACTCCGCATATTTCAGATAAGTAGTCGTTATCTATTTGTTTAAATGAATCGAATATGCGATCTATTTTGTTATTTGGGATGCCGATTCCTGTATCAGCGATTATAAATTCGATAGTGCAATCAAGATCAGTAATTGCTTTTAATTTTGCATTAATATCAATTCCGCCTTTTTTTGTAAATTTTATAGAGTTAGAAATTATGTTAATTAGAACTTGCTTCAATCGCGTTGAATCCGCGATAATCATTTCGGGAATTGCGGGGTCTATTGATACAGATATTGCAAGCCCTTTTTCTGATGCTTTTTGGTATAACATAGAGTTTACTATGCTAATGGTCTTGTTTAAATGAATCGGGGCGAGTTTTAACTTCATTCCGTTTGTAATTATCTTTGAATAATCAAGAACATCATTTACAATATCTAAAAGTTGCACTCCACAATTTTTAATTATTTCTATATAATTTTTTTGTAATGGATTCAACCCTGTTTTCGCCAATATATCTATCATCGAAATAATTCCATTCAAAGGCGTTCGCACTTCATGACTCATGTTCGCAATAAAACCTAATTTATGGTATTCCAACTCTTGGATACCGCGAATGTTTGATATAATATTCGCAATAAACTTAACAAAGATTTCTATTTCTTCTGGGTTGTTTTCAACTTCATTAGAAAATATTATGAATAACATGCCGATCGTGTCGATAGTATTTTTTTTATCATTGTTAATTTTTTTTGCTAATAATGGATAAACGTAAATTGTCTCGTGGTCGCATTCAATCTTCTTATTTTCTATTGAAAAATCAAAACCAATATTATAACAAGTATTTTTAGTATAACCATTTTTTAGATAAAATGCATTTGCATCATCGCTCATTGGAACACCATGCAAAGCATAATACTTCAAATAAGGTTCATTATCTTCAGATATCCATTTTTCGGCAATTCCGCCTGCCTTTGCATTGATATAATTGCATAGTTCAGATAATATGCGTTGCAATGTATGCTCTATCCCGGTATTCTTTTCTGCAAGAGAATACTCAAAGCAATTATTTATTATATTTAATAATTGCATATATAATTATTAAATATAATCGTTTCGTTTCATTTCATTATGTTTCGTCATTCGATCATTTCTTTATGAATATTCAAAACAGTAGCCGATGGATCATCGCCATGATCAGCCCAACTTGGCATCCAATAATGCGGGACTAAATATGTTTCTGGATAATAAGACTCATACCATGATCGATATAGGTATGCCTCTTTTGTTTTTGGGTTAGGACAACACCAACCATTATCACGCATCATTTCATCAGAAACATTAGATTCTGCCCAATCTGTTATTCCCTTTTTCCATGAATACCCTACGCCATCTGAAAAGGCCTCCTTTGGTCGCGAGATTATTACTTGCCAATTTTCATTTGCATAATTATGAAATGCATCGCGCAAAATCTTCTTTTCAATTTTATTAATTCGCGGATTATGAAAATCTGGGTTAATACTAAATGCATACCTAATTAAATTTTTGCATAAAAACGGCACTCTAATTTCAAGACCATTTGATGCGGTAGTTCTGTCGGCACGTAGCACGTCATACCAAGGCAACTGTGCGACTCTAATCTCGGCATCCAATCGCAAATCAAATGAAGATGGCGCCATGTGGTTGTATAAATAGCCCGAAAACACTTCATCTGCCCCTTCGCCTGAAAGCAATACCACGATGTCAGTATTATTCTTAATATATTTGCTCAATAAATACATAGGGATACTTGCTCGAATAGTTGTAATATCTGATGTTTCAAGTATCCTGCATATCTCCGGTATTATTGCAATGCCCTCTTCTACTGTATAATAAACCTCAGTATGATATGATTGTATCGCTTCCGCCGCAATACGCGCATATGTTAAATCTTTGCTATCCCGCAATCCAATCGAAAATGTGCGCAAATTAGGCAAATATTTCTTGGCAATCATTGCGACAATGCTCGAGTCAATACCGCCTGACAAAAAAGCACCTACTGGTCTATCAGAATTCGCGCATCGAGTCTGCACCGCATGCGTTAGTAATCCTGATATTTTTGCGGTTGCCATTTCATAATTATCTTCGACGCGCGGGTCGTTAAAAAGGTCAATATATTTTAAAGTCATTATTTTAAGACCATCAATAACCGAATAACTGCCTGGACAATGTTGCGATATTTGCGATAATTGCGATATTTGCGATAATTGCGATATTTGCGCACCGATTAATGCCTTTGCTTCCGACGCAAAAGTAATTCCTGACTCGTCAATGCAATAAAAAAGCGGGCGGATGCCTACTGGATCTCGCGCAAGGTATAACCGTTTTGTTTTTTTGTCAAATAAGGCAATAGCGAATACTCCTTCTAACATTTGCACCATGGTTTTAAAACCATACCTAGCATAAAGAAGCGGGATACATTCGCAATCGCTTTTTGTCGTTATCGTCAAATTGTGTTGTTCGGCAAGCACTGCGTGATTGTAAATTTCGCCATTGCACATTGTTATACAATCTTCTAGCATAAAGGGTTGGCCGTCATCCATATCTTGGCCATTAATGTTCAATCTATGAAACCCAAAAAAAAGGTTATCAGTAAAACACGATGACTCATCATCTGGGCCCCGGTTTGTCAATAATGCAAATTGGCATCGCAATTGCGCCAATTTGTCCTCTGTTAATGGCGCATTTGATAAATGACCTAAAATCCCGCACATGTTATTATTATTTGTTTTATTGTTATTTACAAATAGAAAAATGATATGCAAACTACATATTGCATACCGCGCATTAGAACCTAAAAAAATATCATAATTATATTTATTATAATTATGATTGCATTTTGTTTTTTAACATATGATGAAATAGTTAATTATCCTATATGGGAGGCATACTTTTTAGATGTGCCATCTTCCGAATACATTTTGTTATGTAATCCGAAGATTTGCGGTAAAATTATGCAACAACCTTTATTTTGTGATAAGGTTATACCAAACAGAATAATTAATACCGAATGGGGCAAATTTTCACTTCTTATTGCTCAAAATGCGTTGCAAAGCGCGGCGTTAGGAAATATGGCAGTTGAATACATTGTCCTTGTTTCGCATAATAGTATCCCTGTGCAACCATTTCATAAATTACAAAAATATTTGCGAGAAATGCGCTCTTCAATTATTGCAAAAAATATTGTGCAGGTTCATAGGCATAGATATGGAACAATTAGGCATCCGGCATTTTTGTATACCGAATTTTATTCTATGAGTCAATGGCATGTTCTATGTCGCCGTGATGCGGAATTTCTTGTTAAAGATTTTGCAACAATTACAACAATTTTCGGAAATATGGTTGTTCCGGACGAGCATGTCTACATAAACTATTTATTGCATTATCGCCGTTGCACTGACATTAAATATGCCGATATTTGCCATGTATCATGGAGATCATCTAAAAATACTGATGCAATATATGAACGAGGGGTTGAGGTATTTACACATTTGCCCGATCATTTTATTGATGGGTTAATTGCATCAAATAAATTCTTTTTGAGAAAGGTTGTCCAAAGAACGAGAATAAATATGAAATATATAAAATATAATAGCATGGGTGGAAATGAAAACGAAACTGAAGAATTTATGTTATACAAAGATAGGCCAATTATAATATAATAATAATAATATATGAATCGCATTTATAAAAACATCGATGCCTCTTTTGAAGAATATGAGTTTAACAGATTTACGAATATTTTAATTGAGTTATTAATGGCTTCTATATGGAAATTAAACGCATTCTGTATGAAACTATCTATACAAAAAGGCAAATTAGTTCCTATTAAGAGATTACATGTCGATGTTGCTGGTAAACCATTTGCGCGCCGTGGAGAAAGTATGATAAATTTTATATCTAAAATGCTTGAAAAAATGAGCATTCCTGACTGTGTTTTCTATGTGTCAGTTCAAGATAATTATTTATACTACGATGTTCCAATTTTTACGTATGCAAAACCAAAGACAAAAAAAGGGTTGTTAATACCGGATCATACATGGATTGATGCAGAACCTGAAAACATGGCCATTGAGTCTTATGTCTCGTTTCAGGATGTAAAACGAAAAATGAACAAGTTTAATAAGACTGTCCATAAAATAGACGAACTGTTTTTTATAGGTCAAGATATTGCGTCTTATGATCGCACGAATATAAGGCGATTCTTTGCATTGCAACCAAAGCCGTTCAATGTTAGTTTAAACAAATATGTTTCAATGGAACATTTTTGCGAGTATTCATGCTTGTTGAACCTTTCTGGGGCGTGGCCGTGGTCATTTAGGTTTAAATTTTTATTTCTTACTAATTCCTTAGTAATAAATGTTGCATGTTATTGGATGCAGGTATTTGATCCTTTGTTCATTCCTGGAGTTGATTATATAAATGTTGAAAGAAATGCCGATTTTAATGTAGTTGCGCATAATATATTAGAACAATGCGCTACTTCTGATATTAGTGCTATTACGGCGTCGGGTTATAAAAAGAGCAAATTATTAACTCAGAAAAACATTTATTCTGTTTTGCATTATTGCATTAACACATGGCGCCTTAAATGCGTGCAGACGAGAATGGCATTAAAGGCGCCAGATGTGTTCATTAAAAAAATAAAATTAGGACTAAATAAAATGGAGGGGTATAACGAAATTAAGTTTTATGATACAATGGAAAGAAACGGCCTGTCGCATTTGGTTATTCCTTTGCTAAATTTTTATATAGAAAAAGGCTATTTAGTATTAGAATATGCCCGTTCAATCACAATTGCAGTGCCAAGAATCGATGAAACTGTTAAACACAGGATTAACAAAATTATTAGTGTTATTAAATTATTACACATTAAAATCCCTGATGATGACATTATGGCAACTATAGCATATTATAAAAATGATTACTATTTAACCGATTTTACGAAATATGTATGCCCGGAACACATAAAATCGCGATGAAACAAATAAATTCGCAATGGAACAAATAAATTCGCGATGGAACAAATAAATTCGCAATGGAGCAAATAAAAATAATTCGCAATAATTGATTATATTAATATTAATAATATAATCAATATGAGCAAAAATCGCGATGATAAGTTTTATACAAAGCCAGAAATAGCAAAGGAATGTATTGATAACATTAAAACTGTTATTCCAGATTGGCAACAATATTTATGGATAGAACCATCTTGCGGAACAGGGTCGTTTAGCAACAATATTCCAGCGATTACAAAGAGTATAACCATAGACAATGATCCCGATGTTCCCGCAATGCTACATATGAGTTTTTTGGATTACAAAAATGATTACGATTATAATGTATTGTTATTTGGCAACCCACCTTTCGGTAGACAAGGCGCATTAGCCAAAGCGTTTATTCGCCATGGTGCGAAATTTACAAAAATAATAGCGTTCATATTGCCACGTTCGTTTATGAAACCAAGTATGTATTCCGCGTTTCCCAAGAAATTTCATAAAATATTTGAGCGCGAATTACCGGCCGATTCGTTTATACATGACGGAATAATAAGATCTGTTCCTACTGTGTTTCAAATATGGAAAAAAGAAAAGGTTGATAGAATTAGTGAAATCAAATGTATTCCAGACGGGTTTTATTATACTAATGAAGGGTATAACCTGATTGTTAGACGCGTTGGAAGCAAAGCAGGGAAATGCTATTTACGCAATGATTCTGATTATTCTCCTTCTTCGCATTATTTTATAAAAATACATAATAATGAAATAGTGCAAAATATATATGAACAATTACAATCATTTGTATTTCCAGATAAGACAACAGGACCACGAAGTATATCAAAGCAAGAATTAAATGATGTTCTTAATAAAATATTACAAGAATGTTCGCGGTTTAATGTTTAATACTTCTGTTAGATTTACGTCATGATATGTATTATTGAATGAATGATATAAAATTCTATCAGGACATTTCTTAATAAAATCCTGAAATTTATTAAATGAACATTGCAACCTGCTTTGTTGGCTATTACATTTTATGTTTAATTGCAAATAACATTTCTGTTGCAATGTGTCGCGTAAGACATACATTGCTTCGTGTTCTTCATTGGTAGGACTGCGTTTTTGTGGCACTTTTTTTATTAATGAATCAAGTTCTGATAATTCAGAAAGGCTTAAATCGCCAAACAACAATTCGTGTGAATCGGTTAGGTCGATTTCTATTATTTCTTTTATTTGTTTGCCGAGATATATCTGTTCATATATGATAACTATCATATGAAATGATTTATGGCGATATAACGTCATTGCATCGGCCATACAAACAATCTTTGGATTACATGTCGTTTTTATTGAAATGTTTACGCGCGAGACTGTGTTATACTCTTCCGGTAAGTCCATTGCGTTATTATATCTAATACTTCCGGGAATAATAGAAAACCGTTTTGTTAATATTTCTTGTTCCCAAATAAAACCATGTGATTGAACTTCATTGCGAATGCCCGGTGTTTTGATTATTTTATAATCTTTTGTGTCATGAGAGCGAGTATTTGCGAACACTGTGCTAATATTGGATTTAATGATTAGATCTATAATTAATGCTTTTTTTTTATTTGAGTAATTTTTAATGCCGTGATTTTTGCATATTTCTATAAGTTGTTTGCATGTAAACGTTTCCATGATTATATTGTCTTATTATAATAATAATAATTCAATTACAATAACAGACTCAATCCAGCATTTTCGCAACGATGAATCAAACGCCTTCCATTTAGGCCATAACGATAATGCCTTAATAAGTTTTTTATTTCCAGTTGATTTTACATAATCACTTATTGTCTTTATATCATAAACCTCGTGATATAAAGTCAATAACTCATAATAAATAGCAACATGTGGTGTATTTAATAATGTAAGACTTAGTTTATTTTTGTCGCCCGTTTCTGATAATAGTCTAACTAAACTAAACAAATCTTGATCGTTGTGAACATTTGACCAAATAAATTGATCAATCTCTAATAAATAGCGAATAGTATTATAACATTTGCGTTTAATTAACAATGTGTTAACTTTATTTCTTGCGAAGTAATTATGTGAAGAATAAATAACCCTTTGGTCGCGAAATTGCGATTTTATTTCTTCGTCCATTTCCGCAGATAAATAAAACTTAATGTGGTTAAACTTATAAACATCTTCTACATCGGGAAACCATGCACTGTTAATATATGAGATAATTAGTTTTACAGTAAGTTCCATTCTGTTTTATATTTATCCTATGCGCGGTTGTTTTAATAAATAGTTTAATTTTCAATTATAATTATGACAATTCCATATTAGAAAACTCTGTTAAATAACGCAAACTACACGTTTCTGTTAATCGCCCATTTGCATAAATGCCGTAATTGGTATACCGATTGTCGTTTTTCAAAGCAATATGATAAATAAAATATGTGCCTGCATGCGGATAAACTGAAGCGGTTTCATCTATACATGCGGGCAAACGATACATATTGTCTGTTATGTAAATATCGCCAAGTAGTTTAAATATTTTATCAGAATATTCATTAATATTATGAACTAAAACTGAGTGGCAACCGGTTATTATAAGCGGATCAAAGGTATCTATTGGCGGATACTGGTATAACTGATCCTTAATTCGCTCTGTTGAATTTGCGTTATATATCTCTTTTTTACCTACTTGTATAATAGGAAGATAGCCATGGCATAAGGTTTTTACTAAATCACCCGCTTTTAAATCTTGGATTGACACGTATCCTGCCACCGTGCATATTTTTGTATCTTCTTTAAAACAAGGATAATCATATGCAATAGTATATGTCCAAGCAACAAGATCATATGACGGATTAGGATAAAGGAGCCCATCATAACCACCAGAGTTGACTACATTCGGAATACTAAATGAAATTCCTGGATTTGGCGTTCCGCGTGGAATATTAGGGACTGAATTTGCTTTATGCATAATATTATCTATAAAAGGAAACGTAGATGTAAATTCGAAGTATAACCCTGATAAATCTGCCTTTGTATACTTAGTCCCAAAATAGTATACATCAAAATTATACAACCATGATGGCGGGCCAGTATATTTAGGCTCAATATTATAAATCGCCGGATGGCAATACATACCATATTTGCCTGGGTTAACAGTAGCAAGTAAATTATTTACATCCATAGTTATTAACACATATATGTTTACCTGATAATAATCAACTCTAAAACTTTTAAGTATTACCGGATTTCCATCTAATACATAAGTATAATACTCAATGTTTTTTGTAAAATATATTAATTCGATATCTTGGAATGTGCTTTCCATTATCCAATCAGAATCAGAATTAATACTAATATTTCCTGTTTTATCATTTGATGCACCAATTATAACCGATGTTTGTTGTGCTATTTTTCCATAATAATCGCGCCATGTAATACTTTGCAATGTATTGCATGCAAGGTAATCGATGTTTATAACAGAAAACTCATTTATTACATTTATTATAAACTGAACATTTGCATCATCAAAAAACGACAATCCATCTAAAAACATAGTGTTATTACCCAAAGATGCGATACATAATCTGGTAATACTTGAAAACTTCTCTCTTAAAAGAGAAATAAGTTCTGTCTTTGAAGAAGTTATATTATAAACAATAGGCCAAGTCTCTTCGTTTACACTTGTTTTAATTATGTTATAATCTTTTATGTTTTCATCTATCAACAATATATGTTTTATATTTGATACAGGTTCATTATAAATAAAAGGCCTTATATCATATTTTTTATAATTAAATGTTTCCATATAAATATAAAAAATATATTAAAAACCAAAAGTTGTCCCTGTAATAAATGCGGGAACGGGTGTCCATGTATTACCATCGGGGCTCATAAATACTTTAAACTGAATGGTATAATCTACTGCACCGGGTGCGGTAAGTGTATCCCAAACGGAATCAGGAATTGCATCAACTAAACTGTTTGCCATATCAGTATGATGCTTACGTGTAAATAATACCAATGTATTAGCGCTATTAGTAAGATAGTCGTTATTTGAATAAATAACGATCGGCGCCGGGTTATATGAAGGTAGTGCTTGCACCATAACCGAGGGCGTCTGTCCATTGGCAAAGAAAGATGACCAAGATGTTGGTGTAGTCGGTTGTAAATATATATCTAAAACTTGTAGGTTAGCGGGAATGCCTGTTGATGCATCAGACCAGGCGGTTGAACCGGCATACTTAAGCGATTGCGACAATGATGGACTGATTGTATTGACAATCAATGTTTTATGGTCTTTTTTGCGTAGTATCATATATAATATCAATGCGACAAAAAGAAGCAACAACATAACTAAAACTACCATTTTAACAGTATTCGCCGTCTGCATACGTTTCGGAGACGCGCGGCCTGGAGACATGCGTCCTGGAGATGACTGTTGTGCGGTTGGAGTTGGAGTTGGAGTTGGAGTTGAAATAGCGACATTTGTATTTTTAGAAACACGAGGCATATTATAATTAATATTAATAAAAAATTATAATTATTAATAATTAATTAATATTAATAATGAAACCGGTATATCTATTTATTTTTTTAGGAGAAGCATTTAGACTTGGAGGTCAGCATACTCGTTGCGTTGGCACACGAGAATCATTTGATATGCAAATAAAAGCATCTAAATCACATATGAAGTTTATTCAACGTATGAACATTAATTTTGATATAATACTACATAGTTATACCACAAGGTATGACGATGATTTAATTGATATATATGCGCAAAATGGCAACTTAATTTCGGCAACTTTTCATGATTCCCCTATTGGATTAAACAATTTATGGCGCGAAGCCATTGCTGATATTAATGTCGAAGATTATTACTCAATAACTTACATTCGCATTGATTTATTATTGCTTGATACCTTTTCGGCGGTTTATAACCAGAATTGGGACAAAATAATGTTTCCAAGTATAACCTTCATTCCACACCATAAATGCAATGATGACCCACGCGTTTCTGACGTTATGCTATTTATTCCTAAAAAATATTATGCAATAATAAATGAAGTGCAAATATGTCATGAAGCATGGCACATTCTTGCAAAACATTTGCATTATAATGATATGGACACTATGTTGCCGACGTTTCATGATTCGGATACTGCCAAAGATTATAACCCGATTTATGTAATAGTTAATAGACCGCAATCTGAGGTATGGCATTCTGCCGGAAAGATTTTTAACAAATCAACATGGCCTATTATCGAATAATTAAAATATTTATGTTCTTTATATATGAAAAAAAACTGCGATGTTGTTTTATTAATTTTGATTATAGCATCAATAATTTGTATTGCGGTATTAAACTCGAATCATCGGCGAGTTATACAAAGAGGAAGAGGAAATAACATTAACAAAAATAGAAGGTTGCCTATTTATTGGGGCAACGGCATTCCATTAGAATATGAAATGAGGTATACCTCAGAAGTAAGCCCCGAAGAAAAGATTTATACAATATCTGGAAACGGAAACATGGTTGGCCCTCAATGTTGTCCGTCTGCATACTCTACCAGTTCCGGATGCGTTTGTCCATTATTGGCGCGTCATTCATAATCTGATAATGAAAAAGATGTAAAATCATGGGTTTCGTTTTTATTTTCCATTTTAACCAATAATTTGTTTAATTTTTTTATTACATGGGTCAAAAACGTAAAATCATCTTCATTAGAATAACTTTGCGCCAATAAGTTTAATAGTCTTACAACTTTAGACTTCTGTTTTTTATGGTTGAACAACCCTTCATTGCTTGGAGACATTTTATATAGCGACCGTTGTGCTATGTCTTCGTCGATGATTTTTTTACTTGCGTTTTTTCTATTACGACATTGATTCGATTTTGCATGCCATACGCAATCCTTTTCTGGACATAACAATATGTTTATTTTACCGGAACATTTATTTACTTTTTTCATATTCTCGGGATTCGTAAATTGAGGCCTGCCGTTAGTCATTAGGCAAACTTGGTTTTTTGAGTTTAAAATATAAGTTCCATCGGGAAATGCTACAAGGCGTTCTTCCTTTGGCAAATTTATAATATATTTCTTAGGATGATCAAAATCACGACCGTCGTTCATATAAATTATATTATAATATATTATAATTCTGACATAATTGTTTTTTTAAAAATTTGTATATCGTTTTTGTATTCAGGAAAACTAATTAGTTTAATGAACTCTTCGTAAATGAACTCCTTGTTTTCGTTTAATACTGACAAAAAGAACTCTAACATTTCTGATTCGGCGGTAAATCCTGCAAAGGATTTGTCTTTTTTGCATAAAATGGTATAAAACTTAAAAATGATCGCGATGTTGCGATTAATTATGGTTTTTAATGCTATATTTAAATCATATATCTTATTAGATTGTTCAGAATCAGATGTTTCCTCTACCAAATAAATAAGCCTCTTTGGTAATATATCTGTTTTAATATCAGATAACATTGATTTATAAATAAGGCGCGAATACTTCTTAATCCTTGGCACCATTTTCAGAATTTTAAGGTAGTTCATTCTGTTATTGTTTATAATATTAGGCAAATTTGGAAACCCATTTTTAGTGTATGAATGTTTTAACTTAGTAATACTTTGCCCTAAAACTGTATAATCCATTATGTGTTTAATTATTATAATTATTTATTTATTATAATAATTAAAAATTAGCGCATAACTAGCCATTAATTGTTAGTCTGTTATAATAGCCGATTGCAACCCAGGATCCAAACTTTTAATTTCGTCGGAAATTGAATCATCAATCATGCCTTCTTTAATGCCATCAATAAAACCATCATTAACTACTTGTTCGTAGCGTTTTATAAGAATTAGTATAAATGCTATTAACAAAAGCAAACCGAGACGTTGGTTCTTTTCAAAAATAAAAATTATCAAGATAATACAAGCGCCTCTAAAAAACATGTTTTTGAGTAGCCTATTTGTAATAAATCGGGGCATATCCGGCGATATTGATGCAAAGATTAGGATTATTATTTCGATAACAATGATTGCTATTTCTTCGGGAGACTTCGGGATTGATATTAATTTGGTATGCTTCATTATAATATATTATATAATATTATATTATTATGGGATTAGTAAAACTAATATGTATATCATTAATTGCTTATTATAGCAAAGATAAGTTATTAGAGTTATTGCGTTATTTCAATAAATACGATTTTATAAAAAACAACAAATATTTAAATGTAGACAATTACATATCTGATGGTATCATTATTATAATAATAATTGGATTCTTAGTATTAATTACATAATTCGTTCATTACGTAATGGCGTAATTTGGTTAATCGCGCACTTTTTGGAAATTTATTTACATAATTTATAATGGTATAATAGTCTTCTCCAGAATTAATTATATTTATCATATAATCATAATCAATATTGTCGTTTGCGCAGGCGCTTTTTAACTCTAAACTAATATTTTTAAGTTCGGTCAGAATTATGTTTCCCGAAGCAAACCATGTTCGGTTTACTTTAGTCAATGAAAAATTGCATAACGTATCAAAGAAGTAATACATATGTGAGACATCGGTTCCTTGCTTAAGTATTATTGTATTTCTTGTCAATCCGATATAACTATTTAAAACATTAATGTAATCGTTTCCAGGAAAAGCCCTATTAAGTGCCGTTTTTTGAAGTGGTGTCGCTTTGTTTGCTATTATTATTATATAATCATCATTTAGTGAAGGATAACTATCATGAAAATTAAAGTCATAGTAGCAGTTATCTAAATCCTTTATTGCAATTACGGGTTTAAACTTAAATGATATATAAACAATTCCCGGATAATGCAAATATTTTTTAATGAAAACCCCGTTTGAATATATGTTTACCTCTGCACTTAACAGTTCTATATCCATATAGAAATTTTTATTCATGTAATATTATATTAATTCATAACAGAATTAATTGCATATATTAACTCGGATTTTTGGCTCGGTGAAATCCCGGTATCTGCATTTAATAATTGTTCAGTTGTCTCCTTATTTTTTATTTCATGAACATGGCCATCACTTGACACCAATAAAAAAGTCGGATAGCCTGACACCATGGGGTTTAATGGATTATTTTGATTCTCCGCGAGGTCTATTACATAGACTGATGTCGCGTTATTTTCCTTTGCAATGGTTTCAATAAGCCCTGTTTTAAGTTTGCAAAAAATGCACCAATTTGCATATGCTTTTAGAATGCCGGCTTTATTTGGCAAAGATGAATTAATTGCATTTATGTCAGCATTTATGTATCCATTTATATCAAAATTATCATTAGTTAATTGAACAACATTATGAGAATCGTTGTATAAACTGTTATACAATTTTTTCTGAGGCGGGCCTGTTGACAATTCTCTAATAAAATCATATAATATATCATGCGCTGTCCGTTTTGCAACAGTCATTTGTCTAATGCTATTGTCGTTATTAACAAAATAAAATGCCGGAACTGTTTTCATCGTTAAATATTTTTCTTCTGTCTGGTTTGCGAGATAAAAGGGCAAATTTAATTTGCTAAATTCCTTTGCTAATGTAGTTATAACTTTAACTAATGGGACACAAAATGGGCAATTATCTTTATAAACAAATAGCATTCCTACCTTTCCCGCGTTTGATTTTATATAAAAAAAATCTTGCATATCAAAATCTTCTTTTGATAAAAACGTAAGACTTTTATTAGTGGCCGAGAATAATTTTCTTGCTTTCATATAATAATAATAATTATTATATTTATATGAATTCTTTGATATCATTTTTTTTATATATAAGCATATTAATGATAGCGGTTGGCTATGTAAACCAAATGAAAAAATGCGAAGAACCAAAGGTTGAGTATAGATATATACCGCGCACCTTTGAACAAGAACAAGACGATCCGGTTAAAGTGTCGCAATTGTTTAATTCGATGTTTGCGGATCAATCAATGTGGATGAGTGGGTATAGATTGGGTGGAACTACGAGTCGCAAAGACGCATACCGTTTGAATTAATGTAAATTGATAATATGAGTATAATTATTAGAGTCAATTTTCATTCTAATTGCACGGTCTTCTGGATATATTTTTATTAAGGCTATTCTAATTTTTGCATTAGAATGCACCGCAAAAAATTGTATTAACTCATCAACGACAGGTCTTGTATATAAAAACCCGGGAAACATCAATCTGAAAAATCTTAATACTTTGGCTACTATAACCAAACTATCTGGATTTTTTATTATATAAAAATTACTTAATTTATAAAACATTGATGGGTCGTAAGACATTATGATATATAAAATAATAATAATAATAATTCAATTACAATTCCAATGCAATGCAAAGCAATGCAAAGCAAAGTAAATAAATGATGTATTTATTAAATGACGTATTTATTGAATATCTTCTTGGTTTGAACCCAAATAATAAATAACTGTTCCTAATTTTCCAACGTTAAACTGTATCGCAAGAGGTTCGTCTTCAGATAAGTATAACAAAACTGTGCTACCTCCTGTTTTACCACTAATCTTTGCACATTTAGTGAAATTGTATAAGTATTCAAACTTAAACTCATCGTAATAACACGATACATGCTCTGGCTCTTTATTAATAATTAATTTGTCAAAATCTGTAGTTTCAGGGCCTTTAGACCCTTCGCGACGAATGCAAATTTGGGTTCCTGTTTTAGAAACCGCCTCAAATATTAAGTTCATTCCTACATATTTAATTTTTACTTTTTCTACTACATGTTGTTTTAGATGCTTAAATATAGAACTCAAATCACCGCTCGGCATTGTCAAAATATATTTATAATCAGCAGTTGTATGCTTTTCAAGACATACGTCTTCACTATCTTGAACAACAATTTTATATAATCGTTCTTCGGCGCGAGAACTACTAATAATAGTAATCTTAAGATAATCTTCTTGTGGATTATATCCCCATTTAATAATGTCATCTGACGAGTTTATTGTTTTCAGAACATTATTTAAATAATGAACATTAATGCATATCTGCATTGACACTTCTTCGCCTTTATCATTTAGGCATGACTTAAAATAATAATGATCAAACGATTCGGCGTTTAGGAATAAATTAATAAATATTGATCTGCTTGTATCATAAGTATTTATTACTATGCCCTTTGAACTAACTATTAGAATAGTCCTTGATAAATGCTCTTTTAATGTATTTAATAATGGCGCTAATGATTTATCGCATGTTCTAAACTCGAAATGATTACTACTGTCTTCTTCTGGATACTCGCTCGCCATAAATTGTTTTATATGTGCTATGTTATGTTATAATAAATAAATTATTTTCAATTAAGATTATTCTTAAATAATTATGCGCTATTACATTTATTATCTATGATAAATAGTAATAGAATTATTGGTTATTCCTACCAAATAAATGCGATATCCGCGCCATTTAATAGGAATTAGCATGGAAATATGGTATTCATCGGGCGAAACTTGGTATACATGGCGCCAATTGTTAGTATCAATATTTGTGTCAATTAAATCAAACATGTATGAATACTTAAGTGCAAGGTGTTTATGGTTGTCTGGTAATACATGGTATTCTTTGGTTTTAAACTTCGAGTTATCGCAAATTATTGCTTTTATCATATGGCCATAATCGAGGTATACCTTGATTTTGTCATTATCTACACCAATAATACAATCGACGTCAGATAACATTCCTACCGCAACAAAATTAAATATATCTATATTAATTTCCGGAATGCGATTTAAAACAAGCAAGACGTCTTGATATCGTGGGATTAATGCGGTATACCTATTTATATTAACACTGTTATTTGATATTTTTATACTTGGTTCTAATATGAACTCATTAGTTATGTCTTTTATTATATCTAATAACCAGAGATATTTTTTGTCTATATCTTTGGTTATCATAATAATAATATAATAATATATTATATTATAATGATTGTAATCCTATGTTTTTTATATATTGTTATAATTATTTTTTTGTCTAAAACAAAGACTGAACACTTTGCGAATATTACAGGCGCAAATGGCGCAAATGGCGCAACAAAAGCAACAAAAGCAACCAACGCAATAAATGGCATTGTTTTTAAACATATTGTGCATGACAACACTGATTATAAAAATATGATTTTATCGACGACATCAACAAAAACGCCAATTGATTTTACTAATAATTTTGATATTAATATTAAAGTTTATACCGGATATAACCAAATAAGCATGCCGAGGTTTTTTTTAGATTTAAAAGCAGACAATAACGAAGATTATATCCTAAGAATAGTTCCGCCACAACCCGATGAAAAGGGTGTTATAACTATTGCACTAAATAAAATTAATTTTACAAGCATTAATGAAACAGGCATTCCTGATGCTATTAAATATGTCAATAACCTCAAAAATTACATAAATTATAAAAACAAAGTGCTCTATTGGAAAGTAATATCGTATGACTTAGCAGATATTGATGCTTTGGATTATAATCCTATTTTTATAGTAAACAGTGAAATATCTATTGTTCCTAGTAAAGCAAAACTTAGTTTACAGGAACTAAAAGAAATTGCGCAGTTGCCTGGAAAAAAGGCAAATTTAACGAGTCCATTAATCGTTCCTGTCGCAAACATTCCTGTCGCAATCGTTCCCGCAAATGTTCCTTCAAAGGATCTTATAAATTTATTGTCAATGACAGACATAAACCTAATCGAATTTATTAAGAAAAATCCCGCAGAGATAATTATTCTTGCAATTGGTGCGCCCGACAGATTGCTGGAAATTGTTAAAATAGATAAAAGTTTGCTTGATTTATTAGCAAAGTTTCCTGACGCTATTAACGATCTTGCTAAATCTTCGCCAAAAACCCTTGCATACTTCGCGAGTATATCACCTGCTATTGCCGATGGATTAAATGTAATAAACAAAAAACCTGCACTAAGTAGTGTAATAAATGTAATGTCTAAAGGTATATGGAATAATTTACATATTGGAATAGTAGCAATTTTTGTTATAACAATATTAATCTTTGTTATTTCGTTAAACTAATGAAATATGTTTCTAACTTATCCGCCATATTTACTTTAAATAAATATAAATTATTATTATATAATAAAGGAACAATGGACATAAATGCAGGTATAATAAATCTTGAAATCCCAATAGACGATTTAAGCAAATTGGACAGTTTAGATTTATCGCAATTTTCGAATGGGCTTCTTGTGTTCCATATTTATTATAATGATTATTTTCCTATAGTATATCGCCTTAAAAGGTTGGACTCGGCGGATTTACAAGACATAATTAATAAATTAATTGTTGAGTTATCAAGTATAAACACAACTGACCGCCCGGTTAAGTTTATACATGGTTATAACATGATTAGCACTAACCTTATTTATTTTAGATTGATTTAGGATAATAACGAGAAAATAATAAATACATTGGCACACATATAACCGCGAGAATAATATTTTGGTATGCAATTACGTATTGGGTTGATATACTAAGACCGTTAACTGCTAATGTAATTAATTCTATGAATAAATAAATAGCAAATACGCCTAATATTATTTGCACCGCTTTCATTTGTGGGCGCATATATTCGAAATATTTTTTTGAATGTTTTGCGCGGGCATAGCAAAGATATATTAATATGTATAAAATTATACACGCAAAAATTCCGCAATATTTTACAAAAGGTGATATTGGGGCATTTTGGTCAATTGTCATAATACCAATAAGATTAACCAAAAATATTATACATAGTATGCCTGACGTAATAAATATTATCATATAAAAAGAGTTAATATTTATTTCAATTATTATTAATTGAAATAAATAATGACTCTTTGTTATCATACAAAGAAAGAAAGAATAAATAATATTATTTATTTAAATAGTTGTCTTTTTGAGTCCTACTGTTTTTTTAGTAGTAGGCTTAACAACTTCTTTTTCTAAAAAATTGTCAATATTATCGTCGTCGTCTTCGACTTCATCTTCTACGATTTCTTCTTTTTTCGATTTTACTGTGGATGATTTTGTTTTTGGTTTTAGTTCTATTTCATCGTCGTCTTCGTCGTCATCCATCAAATAATTAACAATATTGCCTTTCTTCTTTGGCAATGCCGCGGTCTCTTCCTCATCACTACTTTCTGAATCAGAACATAGGAAATTTGTGTCGCGAGACAGTTTTTGGTATGGCTTAACGACAACTTGCACAAGAATAATCTTGACAATCGCCCATGATTTACAAGAGGTAATGCCATGCCAATAAGACAGGGTTTTAACCTCAGAAAACTTAGGCAATGCCTCTGCATAGTTTAAATGGGTTACATCTTTAATTTCAACATTATCCGCAGTAAAAAATTGCGTAATGAATGCGGCTGTTCTATTTGCCCCTTCAGACTTATCGCCAAGTTTAGCATCGAATGTAAACTTAAACCTCGGCGGATATTCAGACATAATTTCTTGAACACCCTTAGAATTTTTGACTTTCTGGCGTGAATAATTAAGAAGCGACTTAAAGAGGCTGTTATAATTAGTATCTCCGCTTCCGCGAACTTGCTCGGTGCAACCGATAATATTTCGCGTTTCATCCATATCAAGCATTTGAACCCTATTTTCAACACATACGCCGAAAAAATAATTATTTATTTCGATTGCTTTTAAGTAATATTGATTACCTAATGTTCCTGGCTCGAGGTAGTCTTTTGGTAAAGACAACTCCATGCCGAAACCCGTCATCATAGGGCCTTCTGTTGATGTTTTCTTAGATTTAGTATCAGTAATCTCAGTCTTTAGGGAAACCCCAAAAACAGCGACCAATGGGTCTACTGAAATATACATCTTATATTTTCCATCATATAAAAATGGCGTAGATTTATTATTTGGGTTTGATTTAGTTTTACCTAAAATAATTCGCTCTGGTTCAATATCTAAAAAACGGATGATAATAATATCTCCCATAATTTTATTCTTTGGCTTAGATTCGGTTTTTTTGGTGCTGGGTTTGGCGGACATTTTCAATTATATTTTTGGCTTATACTATATAATATTTTATATTTTTAAATGTAAAATTTACATTAGGATAATTAAAAATCAATTAATGAGGTATTTATGTTGCGACTAATGCTATTATAATATAATATAATGTAATATTATATAATTATGGCATTAGTCGCAAAGGCATGCATAATTGGAACAACATCACAATCAGACTTAAATAAATGCCCCGATCATGGCGCTTTTATTTCAATTAAAAAAATGCTTCCTAATGGGCCGAATTTAGAAGAGTTTGCAGGTAATGAACAATATTTGCAATATGGAAAATATGTAATGCCGTATTCTACCGAGTTTCCTTCATTTATGGCCGGGTTTGAAACTAAAAATGAAACTAAAACTAATGATGCATTCGCGTTTAAGTATCAAATGTTCATTAAAAAATACATTGAATATGGAACCCCTTATCGCGGGATACTACTTAATCAAGGCCTCGGTTCAGGGAAATCACGAACATGTATTATGGCAACGGAGACTTTTAGGAAGGCTGGTATCCCTATTATTTTTATAGGGCCGGCAAGCCTACGTATTAATTTTATTCATGAATTAATGAAATGGGGGGCTCGAGACATAGTTGAAAGCAATTATGCCTCTGCATTGAAAATTATTGAAAAGGGTTATTCATTTATTTCGGCAAATGCGGGAAACAGTTTAACGCAACTTGCTAAAATAGGAATTGGGTTTCCTAATATATATGACAATTTTGCGAACCCGGGTGTAGCAAAATTTTTAACAAAAAATCCAAATGCACTGCTTAATTATCCGCAAAATTCGGTAATAGTTCTCGAAGAGTTTCATAACTTAAACCAAAAATTTTCAAGCACCGCATCGAAAAATTCAAAGAAGATATTTTCGCTTTTGTATAACGCAAAAGATTGCAAATTTATTGCAATGTCAGGGACGCCTATTATTAATAATCCGTTTGAAATATGCTCTATGTTAAACATATTATCCGGTCCATTAATCGACGGGTCGCCTTTGTTTCCTTTAAACAAAGAACTCTTTAATAATCAATATTTTACAATAGAAAACGACCAACAAAAATTAATAAATGTTGATGATTTAAAAGCGCGTATGATGGGACTTATTTCATATTATGCAGGTGCTGAATCTAATAAGGACTTATATCCCGATTTAATATATGAAGATACAGTCCATGTGCCAATGAGCCCCGAACAGAATGTTATACATGATTATATTTTAGAACAAGAATTATCAACTATGTTGGGCATTTCGGGTGCCATATTGGAAGGAGACGATCCTTTGACACGTCTCAAAAATTTGCTTGAACTCGCAAAGACAAGCGCAGACGAAGATAAATATTCTCATAATTCGTATCGCATATTTTCGCGATCCGCGTGTAATTTTGTATGGAACATTGAAGAGGATGATGTGCAAAAACCAGATGTGCGTCCAAAGGATTTTACTCTTGAGTTTATAAATGTTGATTATGCAGATTTTGATATTATTAAACATTTTTTTTATGACAAAAAAGAAATCGCGGGACTACAACAGGCAGAAATAATTGCAAAAATAAATAGTTTTCCTTTTACGGGCATGCAATTTGATTGGTATACCTACATTATCGAAGGTAATAATACTGAACATGTAAAAGATATTTTAACATGTGCGGTTTGTTATACCTATTTTGGTATTCTTAAACGCCCCAAACTACTTAAAAATCCCGATTTAGGTTTTATTAAAATAAAGAAACCGCAAAAATATGATATAATTGCAAAATATTTGACTGAGAATGACAAACGTGGTTTACATGATTTAATTAAATCGCGCAAAACTAAGTTATCAGAGGCAATAACAAAAATGACATTAGACAAAGAACGTTATTTTAGTAATGCGGGAATTGCAAGACATGGGCCGAAAATGGCGGCTTTATTTAATAACATAATTAATGGAAATGGCGCTTTGCGTATTATTGATACCAAGAAGACAGAACCTGTTATTTCGATTGAAGAAGAAGTTGCGAATGACGATGAAGTTGCGAATGACGATGAAGAAGTTGCGAATGACGAAGAAGTTGCGAATGACGAAGAAGTTGCGAATGACGACGATGAAGTTGCGAATAACGATGAAGTTGCGAATGACGACGAACGAGATTCGATGCCAACACCAATGATTCTCCCAGAACAGTCTTACATTGATGATTCTATTTTTATAATACCACAAAATTCGGTATTATGGTCTGACAAATATAACAATCTTGAGATTCATGAAATTTATGAACAGTTAAAAGGTATAGATAATAAGAAGGTAATAGATACTTTGCTAGCCACAAATAATAAATATCTTATATTTTCGACAGTCATAACCCCATATTTCGAAAAATTATGGATTAAAGGAACTAATGCCTATGGTCAGGCTCTAATGAAATTTAGAAATTATTTAAGAGGCCAAGAAATAGATAATTATGACCAGTATGCAATGAAAACACAAATAATCTCATACGATGAATGTTATGATAGCATGTCAGTTGAAGGCGGGCCTGCACTTATGTTTTCTGAGTTTAACAACGCAGAGGGTATTGCAATTTTTGCGAAAGTGCTAGAGTATAATGGGTATACCTGTTATGCAAATGAAGAAGTTATCCCCGAATTATTTTGTCCTAAGTATGCCATAATTTCAGGCAACATAGGAATGGCAGAAAGACAAGAGATTGTTGAAGCGTTTAATCATCCATTAAATAAGAATGGTCAATTTATACGGTTGTTATTATGCACCAGTGCAGCCGCCGAGGGCATTAATTTAAAATATATTAGACAAGTTCATATTTTAGAACCTTTTTGGCATAACATTAAGATTCAACAAGTAATCGGTCGCGCAAGACGATTATATTCACATGCATCTTTGCCTATAGATGAGCGAAATGTTCATATTTATAAATATATTGCAAAGGGAAACGTAATCGAAAGCACTGATGAATACTTGCATTCTGTAGCGCGGAAAAAAGATGCAATTATTTCAGAAATAAGTAATGTAATGAAAACCGTTGCAATAGATTGCAGTCATAATGGCGAAAATTGTCTTATGTATAAAAATAAAACAGCAAGGCCCGCGTTTTCTTTACAACAAAACATAAAAGAAGAACAAAAAAATGTAGTAGAAATTAATGTTCCAATGATCGATATTTTAGGTCTTGGGAGTTATAAAACAACAATGGCCGGAAAACCGGCTGAATACTCAGAGATTTATAAAATTGTTATAACACCCGAGCATAAGTTTTATACCAAATACGAGAGATATATTGACAAAGAGTTATACCTATTTCCTATTTATGATACCAAAAAAATTAAAGAAAATCACGAATTTGTTATTGTCGCATATGGACATATGCTACTTTCTGGCAAAATTATTCCGTTTATTAAATCTATTATAATAAAGAAATAATTCCACGTAATTCATAATCAAATCAGGTTAAATGTTCTGTTTTGTTAAAATGATTTTTATTTGCTTTAACATTGATTAGATAAAAAAATAGAGATCATATAAAAACATGGGAGTTATACCATCAAAACCAACGCACAGGTTTCCTGTTAGACATGCTTGCGGAGGCATAATTTTTTGCGGCGAAGAAATGGCCGATATGTCGGCTCATAGTGGGTCAAGGTCAAGGTCAAGAGCCGAATCCTCCTCAGACGAAAATATTTGGTGCATTTCGCACCATAAGACAGCGGAGGACGATTATTTCGTATACGCGAGGAATGGCGAAGAAGTGCAAATCAATTACTGCAACGATGCAAAATCAGTGCCGAATCGGATAATTCTCCGCCGCGTTGATGGTTCCAGTGCCGTTCATCCCAAATGTGTTTTTGACACTGTGGGTTTACACGTGCACAATAAGTTGCTCATGGGAATGTTCATTGAGTCGTGCAGACTATTAGTCATCGTGTCAAAAGACACTGAACGTGAGTGTCCAGTTAAAAATGCATGTAGACAAATCATCGAATACGTGATTGACACCGAACTCATGAAAACAAAATCTCGCGACCTGGCGGTGCTGTTTGAACTAAACAATTTGGTTATAAAAAGCATCCCCGCGAAGGACACCAGCAATTCCATTTTCGTGTGGATTGTGAAGTATTGCCGAGCACTAAAAACGGCATTGCTTCGTTTAAAAAAAGGCTAATTACCTAATCGGGCATGTTGGCTAAAATATTTTCTTATTTATTAATGCTTTGCTTTGATCGCGATAATTCAACGCAATTGATTTTATATTATATTAATAATAATAAATATTAATATAAGTAATAAAGAATGGCCGAAGTCAGTTTCACAGGCAAGTCAATTGAAGATACGTATAAATCAAAAGATTTAAGAGGACATATTTATGACAAGCCGGAGATGTACATTGGTGCAATTGAAACAAGTGCCGAAGAAACTTGGACATATGAAGATGGACACATTAAGAACACTGTTGTTAATTTCAATCAAGGTATTTATAAACTATTTGATGAAATAATTTCTAATGCAGTCGATCAACATGTTCGCACTGCAGATAAGATTGCTAAAGGGTTGCCATTAGCGCCAGTGACAAAAATAGATATAGTGTTTGATGAAGATTCGATTTCCGTTTGCAATAATGGCACAGGAATTGATGTAGTCCGTTTAGAAAATGGCTTATATGTTCCTACTATGATATTCGGTCAATTATTGACTAGTGGAAATTATGATAAAGACGAAAAAAGGATTACAACAGGACAATATGGCCTTGGTGCGAAACTAACTAATATTTTTTCAGTGCGTTTTATTGTCGAAACTGTCGACCATGTGCGAAAATTGTTGTTTAAACAAGAATTTCGCGATAATATGAAAGAGATCGGCGAACCAACAATTACTAAATATTCCAAAGCGCCTTATACCAAAATCACGTATTGGCCTGACTACGCCCGTTTTGGGATTGATGACATAGCCGCCGCAGATACATGGTATGTTCTAATTCGGCGCGTTTATGATTTTACATTTTATCTTGATAAATCATGTAATATTTTTCTTAATTCTGAGAAAATTAAATGTAAGACGTTTGAGGATTACACAAATTTATACTTAGGTGGAAATAAGAGAGAGGTTAAACGATGGTATACCAGTATAGGCACAGAAGAAATGCCATGGGAGATATGCGTGGCATTGTCGCCAACAGAGGAACCAATGCAGGTATCATTTATTAATGGATGTTTTACTGATTTAGGCGGAAAACATGTAGACTATTTAACAAATTTATTAGTCAAGCGTCTAATCGAATCGGTCAAACTAAAAAAAGATGCCATTGCAGTAAAACCCGAGCATGTTAAAAAATATATTTGGATTTTTATTAAAGGAACAATTCAAAACCCAACATTTGATACACAATCAAAGAGGAGGCTTACTACTTTATACTCAAACTTCGGCATCAAATTAGAATTTCCTGATGAATTTATTAAGAAGGTTTCGGAATTAGATATAATAGGCAAGGCGCAGAAATTGACTAATTTTAAAACTGGGCAGGCATTATCTAAGAAAACAAATGGAAAAAAAGTTAAAAAAATATATGATCCTAAATTACTTGATTGCGAATATGCAGGAACGGCAAATTCAATCAAAGCAGTTCTTATTTTTACTGAAGGAGACTCAGCGGCGGGCTTTTTTAAGGAAGGCCGGTCTGGTTTGACTGAAGAAGAAAAGCGCTGTTTTGCTTGTTTTCCGCTAAAAGGCAAAATATTGAACACGCAAAAGGCGACGAGTCTTAAAATAAGCAATAACGCGGAGATTACGAAGATTAAGAAATTAATTGGGCTTATTGATGGCAAAAAATATGATGCGGAAAGTATCGCAAAAGAATTGCGATACGGCAAAGTCATGTTTTTGGCGGATGCTGATACAGATGGCGATCATATTAAAGGGTTATGTATGTCATTTATTTATGCAGGATGGCCTGAACTTATTGATTTAGGTTATATCTGTAGTTTTCCTACGCCTCTTATTAAAGTATGGAAAAAATTGACAAACGATGACGACGAACCTGATCAAAACAAAGTTATCGCGTTTTTCTCAGAGGCGGAATTTTCCGCTTGGTCTCTTGCAAATCCTGGAACGGGCTATGTGCATAAGTGGTATAAAGGTCTCGCTACGCATTCGCAACGTGAAACCCGCCATTGCTTCAAAAATAAGGTAATTACTAATTATTATTATGGGCATACAAAGCCAGAGAAACAAGCATCGCGGGATTCGATTGAAATGGTTTTCAAACCTAAACGCGAAGAAGATCGCAAAGAATGGATGTTAGACATTGATCGCCATCCAAAAGAAGAGATTAGTTATGCTGTTCCTACAGAGACAATTAAGACATTCATTGATTATCGTCTGGTGAAACATTGCAAAGCAGACAATGTTCGCTCAATTCCTAATAATATTGATGGATTGAAACCATCGCAACGTAAAGCAATTTATTGTTTTTTGTTTGGCAAAAATAAAGGAAAGGCAATTAAAGTCGGGTCGCTTTCTGGCTCAATGATGCAAGATACTGGCTACCATCACGGAGAAATGTCCGCAAATGAGACTATAATCAATTTAGGACAAAACTTCATTGGCGCAGGAAACTTAAACCTGTTGCGCCCTATTGGCATTTTTGGAA